ATTTATCTACGATTCATTATTAGCACCACTCTCAATTAATTACCATTTACAGCCATATATCAATATGAAATCTCTAAAAAGATGTATCTCAGAAATTACTAAATCGTTTGAAAAAATATTAAAAGAGCTTCCTGCAGATTCTGATATATTTGAGATTGATGAAGAAGATCATCCACATCTCATATTATCTCGTGAATTTGAATCTGGTGCTGTATTACAATATGAAATATCTCTAGTCCTATGGACTATTCTTCGTATAGATTTCCCGAACTGTGAAAGTGAACTAAGGTATCTAGCAGACATTTGCTTAGACGCAAATATTGCTCGTAATACTAAACAACCTGAAAAAATCATAAAAGAATATCTTATGCATCAATTATATTCACTAAACTTCGCATTATCAGATATTCATAAGTTGCATACGAATAAAACTATGCCACCACCAATGGCTTCAGTTGGACCTGTGCCAGCTTGGAAAATTATAGAATTAAGAATAAAAAATGGTCTACCTATTGACCCAAAACTTAATGCAGAAAATGATTCAGAATTAATAATCAATATTCACAGATTTGATGAACTATATGATTAGACTGCTGGGTCTTCAGGATTTTGACTGCGGGTCCGAAGCATTGATGCATATCTCCTGGCACTCCGACTAATCATTGGACTTGCAATTACATCTGGAGGTGCGGTGGGATAATCTTCATCTGGTCCAGGAGCACCACCAACACTTGTCATTCCCCGTCCACTTGAATATACACCAGCATGCTGACTGAGTAAGCCTAAATCTACATTATTCCTATGATTAGTCCCGTTTAGAGCGACTATAAGCATAGATAAGTCAGTCTTCATAACAGTTGTTATAGATGAAAGAGATTCGTCGGCCGATTCTAGGCGCAGCTTGAGTTCAGCAATTTTTTCTAAGAATACAGCCTTCTGTTCGCTACTTACCTGTGGCCCTGCAGAATCGACAGATGCGCGAATTTCTGTTATGAGCGAGACAACCTCGATGCGCAAGAATGCAAACTCTAAACTCACTCGGTCCTCATCAGACATAGCGGGCACTGGACCAACATGTACTAACTCTTCAATCAATGTGTGATTGAGAAGGTTGTACCCACTGACTTGAAATGGTAAATTCACCTCAGTATCTACTTCGAATAAGATGATCTGGCTGACTTCAGACTGAATATCCCCTACTCTTACAATTGTACTTATAGGAGTCGTCTCAGAAGGGAGTTTCGTAATCATTTTACAATTGGGTGGTAAAAGCAGCTTCACTGTTTGAGCAGTTGTTGATACCATAGAGCCAAGAATAGAACCAAAGACTGTCGCAACATGCTCTAAGCTATTCACCACAGAATATGTACCATTTGTCCAGTCAGAAATTTTAGATAATAGATCAATATTGTGAGTGAGTCCATAGCCAACCGTATTTACAGTTAGACTATCCCGACTACCTATAACACTTCTTACAACCTCAAATAGTTTCTCAGGTTCCCATACTCCGAGATTTGCTACACCATCAGTTAAGAGAACAATACCCTGCTTTCTAAGAGAAGTCTCTGGCTCAATTAATGATCTGGCTTCAATCAGACCAGCTGACATATTTGTGCAACCACCCGTAACAATAGAGTCGATCCGTGATAAAATACGGACCTTATTCTCTGGTGTTGTTTCCATACACTTTATAATTACATTTGCATTATCATCGAATCCTACAATACTTGCTGCATCTGTATCACGCATAAGTTCCAAGACAAATGAAAGCGACTTTTTACATGTAGCCAACTTATCATCTTCATCCATGCTACCACTCGTATCAAGAAGGAAAATTATATGCGTTGGCTCTTGATCTTCCCTAGTATGACCCTTTAATCTCAAAGCTGCCTTGCGCATTCTAGATCCACTATCAGAATCAGAAACATAGTGTGCTGAAATATCCATCTCGTTTATATACTTTATAGTAAATAAACAAGTTGTTCAATTTTTATAAAGTCAATATAGATGTCCAAGTGCCCATATTCTACAATCTTAGGGATTCCGAAGGAAGGAGTTCATAAACCAAGAATTATGGGATTCGCTCGAAATGATATGATTGCTACAGTCATTGTGGCAATTATAACATCATATATGTATAACATTAACTTTTTTAAATCATTTGCAATATGGTTTATTCTTGGTGAATTATTACATTATATTTTCGGTGTTCAGACTGAATTTTTAACTAGATTAGGAATACATGTAAATTGCGAAATTTAAATTGCCTTGACGGTATTTGAATATGTTAAAGGTCTCGATTTGTGTATAGAGTCATACATTGTCCATGCGTCATCCACATTCGGTAAAAGATTTTCAGTATCAACGATTAAAGTAGGTTTAGGAAATCCATTGAATTCAGATGCAGTTGCAGATGTATAAGCGCCCATCAAAGGAAAATAAAGCCAGTCTCCAACATTCATAATTTCCATAGGACCCTTTGCAATTAAATCCAAACTATCACATGTCCTCCCAAATAAAACACTCTCCTCCTTCCTATTATCTGAGTCTGTTCCATTTGGTATATGTACCCAAGCAGGCTTTTGGTAATCAAATGGAATACATGAAAAATGCCCATACACCGACTCATCAATCACATATCTCCACCCCTTACCATTTATAGCCGGTTTCTTAGCAATTATACGCACAAAAAGATCATGAGACGGCTGACCCATATACCGACCAGGCTCTGCAATCACCGATCTATTTCTAGGCACATGGAGTTCAAGAGCTTCCGAAATGGATTTCGCAATCGGTGCAAACTCTTTAGGATTAGATGGATACCCGCCACCAATATCAATGACCTTTGGATTATGCCCACTCATTCTTAAGACTGCAAAGCCTTCAACTGCAGCATACTCAATTGCATCCTTGTATTGATTTGGATTATTACATCCAGATCCAACATGGAATGATACACCTGAAATTGGAATCTTACTTAGCTTAGCAATACTATGGAGTTCCTTTAAAGATGCACCGAATTTTGATGAAAAGGGCATTTTACTTTCAGAATCTGATACTGCCAATCTTAATAAGGCTGAACCTGCCCATTTAGCTTCACTTAGTTTTTCACACTCCTCAACCGAATCAACAACTGTTGTCTCGATATTGAGTGAATTAATGGTCTTAATATCATATTCAGACTTCATTGGATGAGCATAAATAATATTGGATTTATGTTGGTAACTATCAAATCCACTAAGGTTCTTTACTGCATATACTTCACTCAAACTCGCACAGTCAAATTTGACTGTATTATTAAATAAGTGATGAAGAAGCTTTGGTTCAGGATTACACTTCACTGCATAGTGTGGTATAACGGTTGGTAAAGAACGAGACCATCGTGAAATCTGTGTCTCAATACGAGAATGACTGAGAACTGAAACTGACCCAACATCCTTAGGAAAGATTGAAATAAGCTGCCGGAGATTTTTCAGCGTGGTATCAATAAATATACCAGTGAAAAAAGTTTTCACCATTAATTGTTTGAATCTAAGGTACTTATGAGGGAACGGTTTAAGCTTTTTTTTGCCACATGTGCGACCACTCCGGACGATAGGATGTCTCAAGCCATTGAATTGCAATCTTATGCAATTCCTGATGCTTAGTATCAAGTGATTTTACAAAGGCCTTTTCCTCCTTCGTAAGCTCATGAGTCTTTGGTAGAGGTAATTTGTCCATACATGAAACTATTAGACTTATAGGTTCATTTTTTACTGCAGTACACGCCAGCCTTTTATTTGCGATTCTTTCTTGATTTAGACTTACTCTTATTTTTACGCTTTTTAGTTCCACCACGTCTAATTCTTGATTGCATGGGAGGAAAACTAACTCTTTCATTTACATTTACGGGAGCATTTCTAAACCCTTTATTTAAGTTGCCCATAGGTGATGGAGTTAATAAGGAGGTTCCAGTTGGAGAAGGTGTAACTGAGATTCCGCCTAAGGAAACATTGGGTGGTGGTGATATATACATATTGCTAGAGTTAGCTTTAGGAACTCGTATTTTTAGCGCGTTCATCCTTCTATAAATATACTAATATAATATTTTAATAAATAGAAGGGATGTCTATAGCAAAAATCAAGACTGTTGCAGATATGACTAAAATTCTCGAGTCACGAGGAAGACCACTCGAATCATTCAAGGCAGGTCAGACTATAAAGGTCTCCAATAAAATGGTAAAGAAATACTCTTATAAATTGGAAGCTAATCCTGGAACAAACTTTGCAGCAGATTTCAAACCTTACGCAACACCCGGTGAAATGTTAGCTATGGGTGTCTTCGAAGGGAAATATCTGAATGACTGCCTTTTGGAATTCCCTGCAGAATGGTATTGGAACGCTATACTCGCTGGAAAACTAAGACCCGAAGGGCCAGATGTCTCAGTCAATTTATTTGGTGTAGATTCCAGACAGCCCATAAAATTCTGGACAGAATCTGGCTGGCTTCCTGGTGGCACTAAGAAGGGTCAGCATCCTGAGCTATCAGATTCCAAGATCAATCCAGATGAGCGTGGATGGTTTCAATGGTATTGCCGTTACTGGATGGGACGCAGAATTCCAGAACTAGATGCAGTTCAAATTAAACGCTGGAAGGCCTTTACACGCCACGCTGGACAGATTAAGGCGAACTGTAAGCCAGGAGATCTAGAGTGTCGTCCTAGACAGCGTCAAGGCCTTTTTCAATGGTCTCATAATCCCTTTATATAAATATGATGGGCCTAAATATTTACACTTCTATTATATACTATGGAATCTTGTGTTTTTGAACAACGTATAATTAAATATGTTAAAGAAGGCAATTATAAGATTATACAGGTCCTATATGGTATAGGTATATTACAGTTTTATGATGTTTTTGATATCACATGTACGGGTAGGCATGATGGAGATCTTATACTTGAGATAGTTGCTAGATATCCTGTGCCAAACTACAAGGAAATGATAGATACAATAATTCTAAATGGTCTTAAAGTGGATTGTGGATATCTACAGAGTTTCATGGAAACTGCTCTTATCTATAAGAATTTTCCAACTGCCGCTTATCTCAAATTAAAGGGTGGAACATTTAGAAAGGAGGAAATTGATAAATATAATGAAATAAGTGATATGGATATTTATACTGCACTTGAGGAAGAATACAATAAATTAGTAAAAAATTGAACAAGGCCAACCACTAGAAATGTATTATCCCAAATGCCAACCCTATATGATGTCGCTCACTTCTGCTCTTGGAATGGCTACACCGAAGATATGCGTTCATATCTCGGTGTAGACACTGCTGCTTGGACAAATAGAGAATTCTGGTCACCACATGGTGCAAATTTACTATACGGACCAGATAAGAAATCCCGTATTCAAATTATCTGTGAGAATGGTCAGTATTATGATTTTAAAGGTGTGGAATGGCATAAGCAGCTCCTTAATAAATATAACGCAGTTGCCCGTATTCGTGAGCTTATTGCTGATGGAGCAAACCCAGATGTTAAAGATGCTGCTGGCTGGAGTGGCCTTCTCGTCTGTGCTCGTAATGGATGGACTCAACATCTTGATGTCATGAAAGTTCTCATGGATGCCGGTGCTGATATCAATCAGAAAAGTAATATATACGGTTTCACGCCACTAACCCTATCTGCAGGCAACGGACACATTGAAATTGTTCGAGAACTTATTCTTAGGGGAGCTGATGTGAATCTTCCTAATAAGGGTGGTAAAATGCCAATTACATATGCGGCTGAAAATGGCCACCTTGAGATAGTGAAGAAGCTATTTGCTGCAGGAGCCGTTATTACCAATGATGTCTTTGAATCTACAATTAGAGGTCGTAATATTGCCGTTCTTAAATACCTTTTAACAATCGCTCAGCCTCCTGCAGATTCCGTATTTTATGCGACATATTATAAACAAGCAAATATGATCAGAGTCCTAGCTAAGGCTGGGGCTGATATGAATCATGACTTTCCCGTGCAATGGGCCGTTTCAGAAGGATATAATGATTGTCTTAAATCACTATGTCTTGGCGGCGCAAATGTTAATATTCTAGACCAAGCACATGATACACCTCTTAGACAGGCAATTCTCTCGGGAAATTACGAAGCCATTAGTATCTTAGCAGCTCACAAAGCAGATATCAATGATGTATCACATAGTAGGCCACTTATTCATTATGCAATTAGCATGTATAGTTCATTCCCAGCAGATCAGAGAAAGCGTTGCCTCTTAGAAATAATTAAAGCAGGTCCTGACTTCAAAATTCTAGACCAAAATGGGGATACTCCTGTTGAGTATGCTAGTAATCATGGTATGAATGATATTGTGATAAATATTAAGAGGGCTGAACTCAAGCAGCAGGTGCTTTCGGGTCTGAAAGGCATTAGAAACAATATAAAGATTAGCGGCAATAAATAAAATAATGAAAATTATCACATCTGTTGTCAATAATGTTGATTTCATCGAGATGCAATATCACACATTAAAGAAGTTCTTCAAGGGCCATTATGAATTTATTGTTTTTAATGATGCAAAAGGCTATCCAGATTTTACAAACGGAGGTGATTATACAATAAGAGAACGAATTCAAGATATATGTAAAAAACTTAATATTCAGTGTATAAATATACCAAATGAACATCATAAAGACATCGGTATGTCTGAGAGACATGCAGATACATTCAATAAACATGTGCTAAAATATCAAATAGACAATCCAGACAAATATTTATTATTGGATAGTGATATGTTTTTAATTGACGAGTTTGATATTAATAAATATGCTCAATATGAATGTGCAATTGTTTTACAGTCTAGAGAGAGTCCTAAGATAAATTACTTCTGGCCAGGATTATGCTATTTGGATTTTACAAGGGTGCAGAATATTGATATGTTAGATTGGAGTTTATATGAAGGGTGTGATAGCGGTGGAAAGATGGAAGGGTGGCTAAATAAGCAAATGGGCACATCAATGATTCCAACTACGGATGAAGTACAAGATACAAATAAATCAGTGCATACTGATAAAGTATATTTTATAAAGCATCTATCTTCTGGTACATGGGAAAGCTCCAATTTACCAGAAAACTTAAAAGGGAATATACAACTAATCGAATTTCTAAATAATGATATAAGAAATACAAATGATAAGTATTTTTGTGAAATATATGACAATGTATTTTTGCATTATAGGGCTGGAGGGAACTGGCTAAAAGAGGGGATGAATGTGCATGAATATTTAACAGGTCAATTGAAGGAGGTTTTATTAATCTAAGAAGACGGTCCCATCATGCATTGCCTCAGTTAGGTACGAGATGAATCTTGAATAGCGCTCATCATGAATCTCCTTTCCTGCATTATCCCAATTTCCGCCAGCTCGTAAATGGAAACATCTATCATCTTGTAATTCACTATAATATGTTATTACGCCGTCCTGAATTTTGTTGCGTGGATCATTTCTTAGATGCTCCATGATCCAAAAAGGCACAGTAGGTATTGCGCTCTCAGAAGTCCATTGACCGCTATCATGTCCACCCCAGCCAAATTTTCTATAGTCAGGCAGCATAGTAAGTATCTTACAAAGCCCCCCACCAGTATCAGTATAGACACCATTGAAGAATCCGTGCTGAAAATCAACAGCCTTTTTCATTTCATCTGACCATGAATCCATATTGAATAAACATAGTCCTTCCCAAGCGTAGGTAATACTCTTTCCATTCTCGTTGCGCACTTGTGGCTTATAATAGAAATCAGTCGACCTAGTTATATTCGCCCAAGTAAATTGTCTATAGGGAAAAATATCACTTTGAACGAGCGCCAATCTTTTAACGCCACCCTCTAGAACTTCCTTATTCCACGCATATTGACATACAAGAGCATCTCTGCCAGAAGGACTCTGGTCAGATTCAAGTTGGCAATTATTAAACACCTTACTACGTTTTTTATGACAGTCTTGAGGAACTAATATATAGTCAATTGCATTATCTTCACAGACACGTATTAGCTGCTGTTTCACAGATGTATCATTGAAATTAGAAAAATCCCCGTGATCCTTAGCATCAATATAAGCTACATATCGCACATTCTCACTCGAAAAAGCTTTTACCCAGAGGTCTCGATGAATCTTT